TACAACAAGCTGCTACATCTATATTGTCAGCTTCAGCAAATGTATTACCATTTGCATATATAATAGGTTTAAGAGGTGACATCTGTGGACCTATTGTACAAAAATTATTTGACGGATTATCGTAAGTCGCTGTTAAATCTCCTGTTGTTGTAAAAGTAAATGCATTAGAAGAACTATCTAAATCTAAATTGGTTCTGTCTTCCATTTTAAGGAAGTAACCATTATTTCCTGGTGTAGCATAAGCTCCAGTTTTAATTTTCCAAATTCCTGAAGTACTATCGAACTCTCCAAAATCTGTTGGTGCTAAAGCTAAACCATCTACATATTGAACATGAGACATTTCACCTTTCCAAGGTCCAACACCTCCTGTATTACTACCTATATACTGAACTTTACCTGATGTTAAAGCATCTATAGTATCATTTAAACTATAGTTTGTATCAGTACCCCAATCTGTTTCTTGAACTCCATTAACATATAATTTAGTTCTATCAGTAGCTACACTTTCTGTTGTATCAACAGTCATCATCATATGATACCAAGCGGCAGAGTCTCTAAATAATCTAGTAGTAACTTTTGCCAGACTAGGATTGTACCCATACAATGTCATAGCTCCACTACCTTGAATATAGAAAAAAATATTACCTGTAGAACCTGAAGCTGAACCTATAGACCATATATGATTATCTCCACTTGGAGGAAAAGGTCCTTTAACCCAAGCACTTATTGTACATTTTTTATTGCTAGTAAAGGCTGTTCCTGTTGTTCTTGATATATAAGCCATAATAAAATTCTAATTAAATTGTCCGCCTCCTGTTGAGCCATGAGAAATTGTCATTGTAAATTCTCTTGCTGCTCCAACTTGTGCTTCTGCATCTGTTGGAGTTATATCAAATGTATAAGTAGTTGTTGCTGAACTTCCAGTTTCTGTTCCACTTATAACTCCTGTTGCAGTTGCTAATGTAACACCACCAGGAAAAGTTCCTGAAGTTTTTGCATAAGTAACTGCACTATCTGAAGTAGCTACAACTGTTTTTGATATAACTGCTAATGGTCCAAAACTTCCTAAAGAACCTCCTGCAGTTGTCCAAACAGGAGCTGAACTTGATTGTAAAATTGCGGTAGCTGACATTCCAGCATTACCATCTGGATTCTCAACTCTAACTCGGTAATCTCCAAGAGGTAAATCGAAGGTTGCCGAGATAGAGGTTGCACTTGCCCAAGAAACTACTGAAGCTCTTGTATATGCATTTGTTGAACTTACTGCTTCTACAATTGGTACATGAGTAGAATCAGATGCAAAATTTGTTCCTGTAATAGTTACACTTGTTGTTGTATCTGGTAAAATAACTGTACTTACTGCAGTTACAGTAGGTTTTGTTTCTACTGCATCTACCCAAGTTAATTGATTTGAAGTTGTTCCATCTGTTGCTAAAACTTGTCCATCTGTTCCAACTCCTGTAGGGAGTGTTAAAGTATATGTAGCTGCTGCTGAATGAGCAGGACTTGCAATATGTACTGCATGAGTATTTTGTTCACAATTTAAAGTTAACTTACCAGCAGCACTTGCACCATCACCTTTGATTTCTAATCCAGGTGTAAATTCTGTTTTAGCATTAGTAACTGCATCAGCAGCTAACTTTCCTGTAGAAACATTTAAATCTTTAACCTTTGCAGTTTCAACTGCATCAGTTGCAATTTTTCCAGCAGTAATTATACCATCAGAAATATCACTTGAAGTTAAAGCTTTTCGTGCAGGAGTTGCACCAACATATGCCATTTATATTATCCTTAATATTATGTACTAATTGAATCAACAACACTTAAAATAATATCAACTGCAGAAGCTACTGAAGCATAAGCTTCAACTGAATCTCCAGTTTGTAATACAACTTTTGAACCACCATCAATTAATTCTAAACTTCCACCTGTAGGGATGGGAGCTGATTTAATAATGTGATAATCAGTTGCACTATTAACTACCATAACAGTAATGTCTACAGATGCACCAGAAGTATTAGTACATCTAACACCTATGATTGCATCATTTGTTGTAGTAGCTGCTCGTAATTCTGTAGCAGAACCAGAGCTATTTGATATATTTCGTTTTAATGTTCTTTGAAAATTTTGAGCCATTTATTATCCTAATTATACCATATTTTTGCCATAATGTAAACCATTATAAAGCAATCGCCATAGCTACAGCAAAACCTGCAGTAGCTTTCGTATCTATTTGAGTCTGTGCATTAGAACTCAAAGTATTAATATATTGGAATTCTGCATTTGTTACAGTTCCATCTGCTATTTTTGTAGCATCTATTAAAGAAGATAAAGTTGTTACTCCTAAATTATCAGAAGTAAAAGCACCACTTATCGCTTTATTTTTCCAAACACTTGCAGCATTATCATATATTAAATAATTAGCATCTGCAATACCTGCAATCGTTACATCATTTAATTCTGATAATTCATTTTCTGTTGCAACTTGACCATCAACATAAGCTGTTGTTGCAAGTTTAGTTGAATTATCACTTGCTGATTGTGTAGGAGCTGTAGGATTTCCAGTTAAATCTGGAGAAGCTAAAGCTGCTTTTAAATCTAATTGTGTTTGAATATCTGAAGTTAGTCCATCTAATCTTTGAAACTCTGTATCACTTACTGAACCATCTGCAATCTTTGTTGCATCAATAGCTGCTGCAGCTTTAATATCTGCATTAACTATATTTGTAATAGTATTATCATCAGAATCAATTGATTTATTTGTAAATGTAGTTGTACTACTTGGAGTAACAGAGTGAGCTTGAGAATCTACATAAGTTTTAATAGCTTTAGCAGAAGCTACAGTAGTATCAGTTGCAGCAACTGCTGTTAAATCTGTATCAAGAACACCTGAAGCTAAATCTGCTACTTCAAGATTTGAAATACTATTACCAGTACCATTTGCATCAATTGTTTTATTTGTAAATGTAGTTGTGCTACTTGGTGTAACACTTGAAACTTGTGAGTCAACATAAGCTTTAACAGATTGCTGAGATGCAACTGCTATAGCAGAATCAGATGATAAAGTATCTTCATCTAAAAATGCTGTACCACTAAGTGTTCCATTTAAAACTGGGCTAGTTAATGTTTTAGCTGATAAAGCTTGAGTACCAGTTAATGTAACAACACTACTATCAATTGCTATATCATCTGCATTTGCAGTAATACCTGTTCCACCAATAACATTTAAAGTAACATCACCTGATGTTCCTCCACCTGTTAAACCTGTTCCTGCAACAACTGAAGTAATATCTCCAATAGGTACTGCATCAACATAAGCTTTAATTGATTGTTGTGAAGCTACAGCAGTTGCTGAATCAGAAGACATAGTATCTTCATCTTTAAAAGCTGTTCCACTAATAGTTGTATTAAGAACTGGACTTGTTAATGTTTTATTTGTAAGAGTATCTGTAGTAGCTTTACCAACTAATGTATCTGTTGAAGTAGGTAAAGTTATTGTTCCAGTATTTGAAATACTAGAAATAATTGGAGTTGTAAGAGTTTTATTTGTAAGAGTTTGTGCTGTTGTTTTATCAACTGTTATTGCTGTATTAATTACTACTTCATCAGCATTAGCAGTTAGACCATTTCCACCAATTACATTTAAAGTTGGTATTGGTCCTGATAAAGATGTCCCAGTTAAACCACTTCCTGCTACAATAGCAGTAAGGTCTCCGACAGGGACTGCATCTACATAAGTTTTAATTGCTTTAGCAGAAGCTAAAGTATCATCTGCTGATGAAGCAGAAGTTAAATCTGTATCAACAGATGTTACACCAGTTGAAGTACCGATAACTAAAGTATCTAAATTTACAGTACCATCAAAAAATGCATCTTTAAATTCTAAAGAAGATGTACCTATATCTATATCATTAGTTAGAATTGGAACGATTGCTCCATCTTGAATTCTTAATTGTTGAACTGCAGCAGAACCTACATCTGTATAAAATTCTAAATGATTACTTGCAGTATCAACTACAATTTTATTTAAAGGAGTAACTACTCCACTATCTCCAAGTACAGAAATAACAGGACCTTCGGCTGCTGTACCATCATGTTTATGTCCAGTTGTATTTACAAATGCTGCTAATAATTGATTATATTCATTATTAAAATCTGCAACTTCAATTGTATTACCAGTTGTAAATGTGGTTTGTCGTGTATAACCTGCCATATTATCTTCTTCCTCCTGCTATAAATGATACGAATAATCCATTAACTGAATAAGCTGCATTTGTATCATCACTAAAAAATCTAAAACTATTTGAAAATCCACTTCCTACTACTAACATTCTTTTACTTGGTAAAACTACTGCACCATATGTTCCACTTCCATATAAAGCAGTTCCATATAAAGATGCTCGATTTAAAGTACCAACTTCAAAAACTCCAGGTTGGGGTACATCTGTAGATTCAAAATCATATCTAATTCTTAATTTTAAATCGTCTTGTGTTCCTTCTGGTTTAATATTTGCTTTAACTGCGTAAAGACTTTTTCTTAAACCATTATCACCATAGTCCATATCTGGTGTTTGAAATCTTGCATCAATATTGGAACCATTAAAACTGTCTCCACTATCATGCAAATAAACAAAACCAGTTTCATCTGCACTAAATTTAACTTCTTCATTAGAAGTATTTAAATCTGAAGTACAAGTTTTAACTACCAATCCTTTTGATTCACTCCATTCAAAAGCAGGAATTCCTTGTTCATCAAATTTAAATGTTCCTATGATTCCACTTTGACTTGAATTAGCTTGACCTGATTGAAAGTAAAATAATCTGTATTGACTTCTTTCTCGAATAACCATACTAGAAAGAGTATAGTCAGCAATATTATCTAATATTTCATTTATTCTTGGTAAAATTTTTCTACTAATAGAACCAATTTCAATATCACCAATTCTAGCTGTTCCAGCAACTGTTCTTAAACCATCAGGTGCTAGAAAAATTAAATCTCCACCTATTTCCTGAATTGTATTTCCATCTATACAACCTATATTTTTGGTTATAGATTTAAGTATAGGGTCAGAATCAAGGCTTGTCAACTCAAATATACTATTTTTACAAAAAATAATAAGAGTATTTCTGAAGACTTTAATACCTACAATAATATCTCCAACATCAATTGTTCCTGAACCAGTAGCTTCAAAATCATAAGGTTTTAAACGACTACTATAAGCAACAGTACTTGTTGATACAGATTGTCCTGCTACTACTAATCGTTCTGAAAAAATAGTAGCTCTTGAAGGATTAACTGGAGCTGACCTATCTAATTCTTCAAAATAATAACTATATACAGCACCTGATTTAGTAATTTGAAATTCAGCTACTTTATTAACATCATCAACAATATATAAGGTTCCATAAGCACCTTTTGATTCATATTTAGCAAACTGATTATTAGTTTGATTAGTTCTTACAATTGCTGTAGCACCTGATAATTCACTAGCTATCATTCCACTTCTATAAATAGATTGACTACTAGCAGTAGATACTACATCAATATCTAATGTTAAATTTGTATTATCTGTAATAGATAAAACTCTGTATTTAATACTATTAATTTTTACTCTATCATCTACAGCTAATTCAGTTGTAAAAGTTGTTCCAGTTCCAACAACTGCTGCTGAACTTGCAGTTACTGCAACTGTACCTGTAAGAGCTTTATAAGTATCTTTATTTATTTGAGTCCAACTTATACCATCTAGACTCCAATAAATATTATTAGCTTGACAAGCAATAACTCCATCAGCATATGGAACTAATCCTGTTATATCATCTGTTGCAAGACCAGTTGGAACTGTTGCACTTGCTCCACCCCATTTTGCAAATCCATTTATTCTTCGATAGCCACCAGTAGTAGCTGATTCAAAGTTTTGTAAAATAGTTGCTGCTCCAGGGGTTCTAAATAATGCGTGAGCACTTGAAACTAAATCTAAACCTCCTGCAACTGTAATGGAAGCTCCTTGAGTTGGCATAAATTTTTAATCCTTATGGTAACAAATAAGTAAATCTTACATCCGACATATATTGTGGTTGTGGTGAATTTAAATTATCAGCCATAGATTGTAAACCTTTTTTGTATTCGTCTAATGCTAATTGTGATTGAGCTATATTATCTTTAAATTGATAAATATAATATCTAGCTCTTGCTAATAAAACTGTTTTGTATTGTTCTGGAAAGGCAACTGTATCTGTATCTGCAGATAAAGCAGTTGGTCTATTATATGCAAAGAAATGTATATTATAAACTTTATCAGGTATTGGAGATAATCCAAATCTTCTACCATCAGAACTTCTTATAACTCTTAATGGTACAGCATATTCAGAAGTCCTAGCAGAAGCTTCTTCTGATTTTGCATAATTAGTTCTCCAAACTGTTAAAGTTGTAAAGGCTAATTTATTAATTGTATAAGGTGAGGCAGTATCTACAAGAGTAAACATATCCCAATTTACTGAATCAAAATCTCCATCTACACCTGTAGATAAAGCTTTTGCTAAATACCATCTTTGTCCAATAACTGTTTGAACAGTAGTATTTCCATAATAAGGGTCATCAGGTTCACCAGCACTTAACCAAGACCAATCATCTACAGCATCTACTATATCAGAGTAAGCTCTATTTACACAATTAGAAACTTGTTTTTGTACTCCTACTCCATCAGCAACTGCTGTAAGTTCTGGTTCATTAAGTTCTACTAATAATTCATTAGTTAATGCTAAATAGGTCTTTGCCATAATTCTTTTTCTTATTTACAATTTGAATGGTCGCAATCTTCTAACTCATCAATTGCTTCATCAATTTTTTCTAAAACCATTTCTTCTTTAGCTTCTAACTTTTGAAGTTCTGAGAAATGTTTTTTAAGCTTTTTTAAAGCTTTTTTCATTGGAGGTCCTTTTAAAATTAAGTGGCTATAATAAGTATCACAACAACTACTGCTACTGCAATAGAAACTTTTTTATGTGCTACTATATAAGCCCACGCTGTTTTCATATGTTCCATATATAATCCTTTTTTTAAAAGACAGGGGGTATATTGCAACCCCCTATCTAGATGTTAGGTTTAATACTAACAATAACGTATAGACTAATAAATTAGGCTATAACGTAAATTGTTCTTCCAACGCAGTCAGTTCTAAGAACTTTTCTTCCGAAGACAAGTAATCCTCTTACTATGTCAGCGAAAGTAGTAGTACTTCTTAAACTTTCAACAATCTTCAATTGAGATGCACACGAAACGGCACTCATTTGACCCCATGTTGCCACAGGAGCAGTTGCTGTCCCAGCAGGTGTAGCTGCTGTTAAGTCATTTGTTGCTAGATTATTTGATTTGTACATTTGGAAACCTCTAACGAGACCACTTGCAACTAATCCATTTCTAAGACTACCTTTACCAGCGTTGTAATCAACTGATAATAGTTTAGAAGCTGTGTTAGCTAAAGATTCGTACCACTCAGGTGCTCCAACAAACCAACGACCTTCTTCAGGTGCGTTTTGTCTGTCAAGAAAAAAAGAGGCTTGACTCATCTCATTTAAAGGGTCAATTTGCGGACTAGTAAAACCAATGCTGTCAGGCGTGGCTGTACTTCCTTGTCTAGTAGCACCGATAGATGAAGCGTCAAGACCTAGATATGTAAAGACATTACTGTCTAAAGCATCTCTTAGCTTGTATGCTGCATTATCTGATGCAACCGATTGGAAGTTGATATGTGAAAATCTCTTTTCAATATCATCTAGTGCGAATTGAAAGTATTTAGCTTGGTCTACTGTTAGAACAAGCTCTTCGTCTGTAATTGCTGTAGCAGAAGTCGCTAGACCTCTAGTATAATCACTTACAGTTATTTGTGGTTCTTTTACTATATTAACTGTGTCCCCAAAGTTTTTAATTTCACCCATATAGTCTGTGTTACAGATTGCTTCTGCAACAGCAGCTTTACGAAGTGCTATTTGAACTTTCTTGGAATATATTTGAGGTACCCAAAAGGCATTCTCCTGAGTTCCACTTGGTGTTTCACCACCAAAGTTAGTAGTACTCGAACCTGCAAAATTAGCCATATTATGACTCCTTTTTGTTTGGTTGATAAAATGAAAGTATTATTATTATCTATTAATAATTCTACCTTCTCTCTGAGCTATCAAAATGTCTTTCTCATTCTTTTCAAACTCAGCATCTGACATCTTTTCGAAATCAGAACTTTTAAAGATAACTTGATTATTCGTTGGTGGTTGAATTTGTTCGTTAGTTTTAACTAACAAGTCAGCACCTTGACTAACCTTATTATCTTCTGTGGCTTTTTTATCTAATCCAAGTCCTCGGTCTTTCTTATACAGGTCAACTGCTCTTGCAGCAAGTTTACCATCTGAAGTATTTTCATAAACCCACTTCTTAATTTCCATGGGTTGTGTGTCTGCCCAATTATGAAAATCATCTGATTCTTTAATTTGATTAAAGTCTGGATGAAATTTCGATAACTCTAATTGAGCTTCTCTCTGTGATAAAGCTGTGTTAGCTTTTTTCAAAGAGTTAACTTCTTCCTGCAAACCTTTCATCTCTGTTTGAGATTGCAAGTGAGATACAGTTTCCACCACGCCATAAATGTCAGGGTAATCTTTTTTAAAAGCACTAAGTTCATCAGCACTTTTAGGTGGGGTGTACTTAGGTCGGTTATCTCGAAGCTGTGCTTTGAGGTCTCCTTCTTTGTTACTCCATTCACCAAGTTTCCTATCATAATAACGCTTTAGGTCATCATATCTTTTTTTATAGTCAACTTTTGTATAAGGTTTAGCTTCAACATTACTTAATGGTGAATCTTCGACCTTATCCGAAGTAGCTGTAGAAGAAGGTGATAAAACATTTGGGTTCGCACTATTTGTTGTAGTGCTACTTGCGTAGTCAAATCCTGTCTTCTTCTCAGGGTCAGGCTCGGCTGGTCCACTATCCGCATCTGGTACTGGTTTAGGCATTACGTCTGCTGTATGCCAATACTTTTTACGATTATATGGATTCGCCTCGACTTCATTAGTTGTTCCTTCGTTCTCTTTATTCATAAAATCCTCCTTTGGGCTTCTTTTACTGAAGGTAGCAAAAAAAGGTGATTAATTTGAAACGAAGCTACAAGGGCTTCTATTACAAAAATAGAAGGTAGCTTGTTTATCTAGAGTACCTACTCTAAATTCTGTTATACTATGGTTTCATCTACTGCAAGTTCTGCAGTTTCTTCTTGATTAACCATACCAGCATCATAAGCTTCTTCAGCTTGTGCCATCATTTTTCTTAATTTATCAATGCCGATATTCTTAACAGCTTTTGCTGTAAATACAAATTCGCCATCTGACAATAATGCTGGGATTGAATCTGAAGTTCCTGTTCCAGGTCCTTCTACTAATTCATCTTCTGTAAATTCTGTTGCAACCATCTTTGGAATAATCGCTTCTAATTCTGGAAACATTTCTATAGCTTGGTCTATTACTATTTCTTCTTCTTCTGATTATGCAGATGTATCTAAAACTGAATCAGCATCTTCAACTGCTACTTCTTCTTCTTCAAATGCATCATCTTCAGCTATTACATTTGAAATTAAAGATTCATCCATTCCTGCTGGAGCCATTAAAGGTTCTTCAACAATTTCTTCTTCAGCAATAACTTCATCACCTTCTTGAAAAGCTTTATAAGCTCTTCGTCTATCATACTTTTCTTCAAGAGCTGCTGCTCCACCTAAAGCTCTTTTTCCTCTAGATAAAGGTTCTTCTTCAGCAATTTGAAATTCATCCATGTAACCACCAAGAGCTGCTTTTTTCTTTGGTGGTGCTTGTTCCTTATCTTTTTTTTCTAATTCTTTAATTCTATTTTTTTCTTTATTACTCAGTTTACCATAAGTATCTGAATTTTCTTTTTTTATATTTAATCTAATTAATTCTTTTTTATCTTTATTATTTAACCAAGCTAAATCACCTTTATCAGGTGCAGTCATTTCTTCCCAATCTTCTGAACTAGGAACATCAAGTTCTCCAGGTAATAAAATTGGTTTAACAGC